TAATTTTTTGTTGCGGAAATGCCAAAGTGTCAAGTAAGTGTAAAAGGCGGCGCGCCCACAACCGCACACGCGCCGCCGCGATACACCTGGTTGAGTTGTTAGACTATTGTTAAAAATAAAAAAGCAACTATTTTGCGTATTTAGTTGCTTTTAGATTAGCATTTCTGCCGTGTAGTTTCTTGTTAGTTTTTCCCTTTCTAGCAAGATTTTCTGCAGTTCTCATAAATTGTGCTGCATTTTTGTCAACTACGATTTTGTTTACAACTGATTTTCTTTTAGCCATTGTAATCACCTTTCCCTTTCCTTTATTACAATATTATTATATCACTTTAGAAAATATTTGTCAATAGTTTTTTAAGATTTACAAGAAAATTTTAATCTTCTTGTAAATCTTCTTTTTCTTCAATTTGTTTTTTTAAATCACTAATGTAATCACAAATTTCTTCTTTTAACTCTTTTTCAAAGTCGGTTTTGTTTAGTGCCTCTATAATATTTAAATCATAAATACAAGTTTTATAAATTTTCATAATATTTACCACCTTTCCTTTATTACAATATTATTATACTACTTTTATTCTTCAATGTCAATACTTTTTTCTATTTTTTTATAGTAATCATTAAGTAAAATATTATCTTGAATATCCCAATCAAATAAAGTAGGTTCAAAGTTTTGATTAAAAGTAAATTGATATTTATTACCATCACCATTGTGAGTTCCCTCTATGTATAAAATGTAATCTTCATAATAGGGTTCTACTTTAGTTTTAAAACCTATTTGTTCAAAAGCATTTTTTAATATTTCCATTTTATTCATTTTATCATTTCCTTTCTTATTACATTTTAATTATAGCATTTCTATTACTCTTTGTCAAGTATTTTTTTAATTTCTTTAAAGTTTTTTTCAAACTTTTCTATTGCTTTAGGTTCACAATAATATTTCTTTTTTGCAATTAATTCTATGTCTATTTTAGTTAGTTCTATTGCTAATTTAGCAATTTCAATTTTTTCTTCTTTATTCATTTTAATCATTTCCTTTCTTACATTATAATTATAGCATAATCGTTTTTAAATGTCAATACTTTTTTTAAATATTTTTTGCAATTTCTTGTTCCATTATCCATAATAGTTGCTCATCTTCTACATAGAATGGGTCTTGATTTGGACAATGCGTTAAGATGTAGTTATAAATTATTTGTCCTAGTCTTTGTTGTGGATACTTCTTGCAAAGTTCTGCAAGTGCATTTAAAATTATTTCTTGTGTTTCAGTCATTTTTAACACCTTTCCTTTCTTACATTATAATTATAGCATAGTAGCAAAAATAAGTCAACAGTTTTGTGAAAGTTTTTTAATTATTTTTTTCACAAAAAAGTCTTGACAAATTCTTTAGAGTGTGGTATAATAAAATTTTCGGCCCGCAGCGATCGCCCGCGCGCCACTGTAAAAAAAATGTAAAGTATCTTCACTTTACATTATTAACCTAAGTAGTAAGTATTATTTATAAAAACAATACCTTTTAAAAGTCCTTGTTTTTTGTATTGAGTAAATCTTTTATACACAAGAGCCTTGATAGTAGTTCTACTACCTTGTAATCTTTCATTACTTACATTATCAATTAATCTTAACATTTTAATCATTTCCTTTCTTTCTTTATCTTACATTATTATTATAACATTGTTTGCTTTGCTTGTCAATGCTTTTGCGGAAATCGGTCAAAAAACTTTAGACCTTGACAAAGGAAGTGTCAACCGACTTCCGCATTCTCATTATTAAGCATTTACTATTGAATTGATAAGAATTGAAAGTTGTCTTAAATCTTTTAAACAATAACCTTTCCAAAGACCTCTTGAATTGTCTGCTTTTGAAGTTATTCTTTTAATTCCAATTCCATTAAGATTTTGCCATTCAATTAAGTTCTTTGTGTAATCATCTAATAATAAACAATTATTGTCTATTGTAATGTTTAATTTATCTTTAATAACTTTTGCTTTGTTTTCTCCAATTCTAGAAAAACAAATGTTTTCTTTCTTAATGTTATTTAAATACTTTTCTATCCAAACAAGTTTATCTTGGTCTGCTTGGTCGTTAGGTGTTGCACTAATAACATACACATTAATATTTTTATTGTTTGCTAATTCATTAACAAATTCAATGTATTTATAAGGTTTTAAATTTGCAAAGAAACCAATTTCATTATCAAATCTTTTTAAAGCGTTTCTTTTACTATTGAACTTTGCTAGTGTTCCATCTAAATCTAAGAATAAATTAATCATAACTTTCAACTCTCTTTCTTTATTACATTATTATTATATCATTTAACTAATTATTTGTCAATAGTTTTTTATTCTTTTTTAATTTATTTTTTATTCAAAAATTTTTTCTTAAAAGCTTTATTGCTTGCTAGTCTAAACCCTTTGTAAAAGCAAAGAAATAATAATTTTTAAAGTGTTATTATTTCAACTTTTGCTTTTGGAAATCTTCTTAAAATTTGGTCTCTTAATTCACAAGCCTCTGAATAAGTTTTAAATCTATTTAAATAGTTGTTTCCTAATCTAACTTCGTATTTCATAATTATTTACCACCTTTCCTTTATTACAATATTATTATAGCATAGTAACAAAAGAAAGTCAATACTTTATTTTATTTTTTTAACTTTTTTATTTTTTATGTATTGCGAATAAAAATAGAACAAATGTTCGCTTTGCTATTTTTTTTACTCTTTATCGAATAAACGTAAAAATAGTTTTGTGAAAGTGTAAAGTAAATGTAAAGTTCAAATGTCAAATAAAAAATTTTTAAAGTGTAAAGTTTGTGTAAAATTCGGATCGCATCGCTTGTTTGCGACCCGCCAAATAGGACCTTGCTGAAGGTACACACATACTTTTAGAAATTGATTAGGTGGGGGTTGTGTTTTGTGAAAAATTTTAATTTGATTTTGAAAAAAAGTTTTGCCACGACCACTCAACCTCCAAATATTTTTTTATTTTAAAATCTATTTATTTTTTAATATCATCTTTTATCTTTTTTAATTTAACTTCTTCCACTCTTCCATTAAATTGATTTAATATTTCTTTTATTTCTTTTAAATCTTCCAATGTAAACTTTTTATAATCTAATTCATAATATAGCTTTATTAATAATTCGTACATTTTTTACCTTCTTTTTGTATATGGTTTTTCTAATTCTACATACATTATACAGTCATTTCCCCTTACTATCATTGCTTCCTGATATATATCTCTATCTAACATATCTAAAGCAGTATATTTATAACTTTCATCATTAAAACTAAATATAAATTCATAAGGACTACCGACTCCATTTATTATCCTTCTTCTTGCCCAAAGCTCAAACATTAATACCTCCCCTTTTCTACTCTTTTTCCATAATTGCGCGGTTTAGTATTTCCACCAGTCGCCGCACTTACCATTTCATAAATACCTCTTTTAATTATTTTACTTGGCTTAGGTAATAAGCTTTTTGGCATTCTAACTCTTCGTCTCATCTTCATCCTCCTTATAATAATCAAAAAAATTATCTTGCGGTTGCACCTTTAATTTTTCAATAGCTGCCATCTCCGCCTTTTTAAAATCTTCATCTGGATAAACCATATCTTCACATAATTGTTGAAATTCATTATACTTTTCCATAATCACTTCTTTTGTGATTTTAAACTTTAGTATCTTAGCCTTAATTTCATCTAAAAATAACGCGGCTGCGTCATTAACTCCGTAATCGCCATCCTCAATTAATTTATCTTTTAATTTTTTTATTTTTTCTACTAATGTTTTACTAAAATAAACAGCCATATCTACAGACATTGGAGTTCCTGCGCCAGTCAATTGTTTCTTATAATTCATTAAAATTTCTTTGCGGTCATCGCTTGGTTTATAGCATGCGGCAATGGGCTTCCCTTCTGCAAAATCTTGCATAAAATAATATAGTCTACGGCAATGACTTAATTGTTTTCCATCATACCCATATTTTTCAATCTTCTCAATAATCCCAGGATAAGGGTGACAAAGTGCTTTATCTTTTTCATAAGCCATTCCCGCGATACATTTTAAAAATTGTGCGGTGTCTGCGGTAGCGATTTCATCGCGGCGTTCGAAAATTGGTTTGATTAATGCTTCATATTTAGGATTAAATATAATGTAATCACTATACAACAGCTCAATGTAACTAATGTTTTCTTTTTTAAACATTTCAAACATTACGCGGATATCCTTAACTTCAGCATGTTCATCATTTTCCAAAATTTCTACTGCGGAAATGGGTTGTTTAGCTCTAATAAAATCATCTAAGCATGGTAAAACAATGCTTTTAGTATCTACATCTGAACAATAGTCATCACTATATTCATCTAATCCATAATTTTGGCTTCCTTGCAATGCGGTAAATACTACATCATATCCTGCGGCAACCAAATAATCATAATGTTCTTTTACTCTTGCGGAAATAGCCACTCTACGATCTTCAACCTGGCTCATTTTTATCCATCCACCTTTCTGCATAAAGAATTATGCAATCTAATCAATTTTTATTTTCCATTTCTTCTTCTAAATCATACCAATTTGGATTTTCATTTCATTCATTAATAGTATCAAAAGCATCGCATTCATCTGCTCATTCTAGTATTTTTCTCAATACTTTTATATCATTTTCTAATTTGTGAACATACCATGGATAATACATTTCATTTCCTTCTATAACTTGATAATAATTTACTTTATCCATAAAGACACCTTCTTTTCATTTATTTTTCTTTATATAAATATTATATTATATTTTTTAATTAAAATCAAATCATACCTTTAAACAAACTTGACAAAACGAAATTTTTATGGTAGAATATAGTTAGAGAAGATCAAGAAAGGAGATGATTCTTACGGAAACAGAATTACAAGAAGAAGAGGTAATACAACATAGAAAATTAGATTATTCATTAAAAACTGCGAAAGAGCGTACTAAATTTGTTGATGAATTATTACCTACTTTAACAAAAGAACAATTAAAAAATGAAAAATATATAGAAATATTATCAAATTATATTGTTTCCGCAATGACTCCCGAAGAAAAGAAAGAGAAGTTGATCTTAACTGAAAATAGAATGGTGACAGTCAACAAAAGAGAGACATCTATGCAACGCATTGTTGAATCATTAGAAAATGGCGAAGATGGTTTATGGCGTATGGCTATTGATAATGATAAAAATGTATTATTAACTCATAAGAAAGAAATTACTGATAAAGATTTAGAAGAAATAAAAGCGTTAAGAGATTTAAAAGAAGCTATAAAAATAGTAGAAGAAATGGAAAAGAAAGCTACTGGTAAAAAAAGATACAAATTAAAAAAATGGTTAATAGAAATGCATCAAGAGCAATATATAATTAAAGACTCTTATAAACCTACTATGACAAGTTCAGGAGCAGCTATAAAAAACTTAACAAAAATTAGTTTAAATGAACATATTACAATAGATGAAAAAGGAGAACCTATAAGCGATTGCGCAGTTAGTTTTTTTAATCCAACTCATGTTTGTGCATTACTTTGTAATTATTCTGCTTTAAAACAAGATTGTTGAGGAAAATTTTCTTGGGATTTTTGGTATTTAATGGAGGATTTAGATAATTTAGTAGATGCAGCTTTAAAAGATGAATATCCGCTATATTATAAATTATTAATTTATAAAATTGATGGTAAATCAAATGCGGAAATACAAGAATTATTAAATGATGAATTTGGTATTACTTATACAGTTGAATATTTATCTTCTTTATGGCGTAATAAAATACCTAAAATGATTGCGGAAAAGGCTAAAGAAGATTATTTAATGTGATATTATACTTATAAAGAATATGGTAAATGAAAAAGATGTTCAAGATGTGGTGAAGTTAAATTAGCTCACAATAGATTTTTTTCAAAAAATAATACTTCAAAAGATGGATTTTATTCTATTTGTAAACAATGTAGAAATAAAAAGACTAAAGAAGTTAAATAATAAGAAAGGAGTTGAATTGAATGGGTAATTTAAAAGCGTGTCAAAAATGCGGTAAGGTAATGGATGAAGAAGCGCAATTTTATCTTCGTAAAAATGGAACTCGTATGGATTTATGTAAAAAATGCTTAACTATGCATATTAATAACTATGAACCTGAAACTTTTTTATGAATTTTAAAAGATATGGATTTGCCTTATATTCCTGAAGAATGAAATGTTTTAAGAGATAGAGCTTTTGAAAATGCAAGACAAAAAGGAAAAGCATTAGATGGAATGTCTGTATTTGGAAAATATTTATCTAAAATGAAATTAAAACAATGAAAACCTTATGGATGGGAAGATTCAGAGAAGTTGCAAGCAATAAACGCAGAAAAAAAGAAAGCTATCGAAGTGGAAAGAGAAAAATATGAAGAACATTTAAAAGAACAATTAGATAGCGGAGAAATTACTGAAGCTCAATACAGAACATTAGTAAGTACTTCTACTCAAAACCAAGAACAATTATATGCTCAACCTATTGTTACTAATGCTGTTGACAATCCTTTTGGAGATGGTAGTGGTTTTATATCTGAAGATGATTTAGTTGATTTAGGAGAAGAGCTTACTGAAGATGATAAAAAATATCTTGCTATGAAGTGAGGAAGATTATATAAACCTGCGGAATGAGTTGAATTAGAGAAAGTTTATAAAGAAATGATGGAATCTTTTGACATTCAAGATGCGGATACAAAAAATACATTAATTACAATTTGTAAAACTTATTTAAAAATGAATCAGGCAATAGATAGCGGTGATGTGGAAGGATTTCAAAAGTTCTCAAAGGTTTATAATGAATTAAGAAAATCTGCTAAATTTACTGCTGCACAAAATAAGGATGATAAAGACGAATATGTTGATTCTGTTGGCGAACTAATTGCTATGTGTGAGAAAGACGGTTTTATACCTCGATATGTAACTGATGTTCCTCAAGATAAAGTAGATGCCACTTTAAAAGATATGAATGATTATGTTAAAAAACTTGTTACTCAAGATTTAGGTTTTGGTCAACAAATTGAAGATGCTTTAAAGAAAATTCAAATTCAAAAAGAAATGGAAGAGAGTTTTGATCAAGACGTGGAATTAGATGATAACGACTTTGAAGAATATCATAATGCTATTGAGAAACAAAAACAATTAGATGAAGAAGAATTAGGTGATGAATAATGGCTTTAGCAAATTTATTAGAACTATCTTCTTCAAGAACCAATGGTAAAATAGGTTTATCAGAAGAACGTATCAAAAGTCAAATTCCTATTATTAGACAATATGTTGCTTATTGGCGTGAATATCCAGATATGTTTATTGAATTTTTATGCGGAAGTAACCCTGAAAATTTTCAATTATATTTTTATCAAAGAATATTTTTAAGGGCGGTAATGCGTCATAAATATGCTTATGCAACATTTCCTCGTGGTTATTCTAAATCATTTTTAGCTGTTTTAGTTTTAATGTTGCGTTGTGTGTTATATCCTGGAGCGCATTTCTTTGTTACTACTGGTGGTAAGGAACAAGCGGCAGGTATCGCGCGTGAAAAAGCTGAGGAATTAGTTAAACTTATTCCAGGTCTTAAAAATGAAATAGATTGGTCAAGAGGGGCATCAAAAGCATCAAAAAATGAGGTAACTTATGTATTTAAAAATGGTAGTAAGTTAGATATTATGGCTGCACAACAAAGCTCCCGTGGTAAACGTGCTACTGGTGGTTTAATGGAAGAGGTTATTTTGATTGACCAACAACAATTAAATGAAGTTATTATCCCAACCATGGTTGTAGATAGACGTCTTGCAGACGGTTCAAGACATGAAGAAGAAGTTGCAAACAAATCTCAAATTTATGTTACTACTGCGGGTTGGAAAAATTCATTCTCTTATGATAAGTTAATTCAAATTTTAATACAACAAATCATTCATCCTGAAGAAGCTATAATGCTTGGAGGAACTTGAAGAATTCCAGTTATGGAAGGATTACAACCTAAAAACTTTATTCAAGGATTAAAATTAGATGGTACTTATAATGATGCTTCATTTTCAAGAGAATATGAATCTGAATGGAGCGGAGATGCGGAAAATGCGTTTTTCTCTGCAGAGAAGTTTGATCAACATCGTGTATTACTTCAACCTGAGAGGGAGGCTAGCGGCCGCAACAGTAAAGCACAATATTATGTGCTTGGAGTCGATGTTGGACGTTTTAAGTGTACTACCGAAATTGTTGTAATTAAAGTTACTCCTCAAGTTCAAGGTCCAGCACTTAAGGCTATTGTTAATATATATCCTTATGAGGCTGAAGATTTTGAGGTTCAAGCAATTAATATAAAAAGATTATTTTATAAATATAAAGCAAGACAAGTTGCAATAGATGCTAATGGTTTAGGTGCTGGTTTAATTGATTTTATGACAAAAGTTCAAATAGACCCAGAAACTGGAGATGCTTTGCCTGCTTTTGGTGTTTCAGGTGGAACATCAGAAGATATTACAGAGCCTTATAAAAAGATAAAAGGTCCTGATGTTGAAAATGATGCTATGTATTTAATTAAAGCAAATGCAGCCATTAATACTGAAGCTCATACTTATGTTCAAACTCAAATGTATAGTGGTAAAGTTAGATTTTTAATTGATGAAAATCAAGCTAAAACTAAATTAATGTCTACAAAAGTAGGACAAAATATGACGCCTGATAAAAGAGCAGAAGAGCTTATGCCTTTTACTCAAACCACTATTTTAAAAGACCAAATGTTAAATTTAGTGGAAGAGAATGAAGGTACAAATATTATTTTAAAACAATCTAATAAAGGAATTAAAAAAGATAAATTTTCTGCTTTTGAATATGGAATGTATTATGTAAAACAAGAAGAAGATAGAAAAAAGAAAAGAAAGAAAAGAAATATTGCGGAAATGGTATTTTACTCAGGAAGTTAAAAAGACTTTGGACAAAATTAACTGATTGAGATACTGGAATATTAATATAAATATAGAAATATTTTAGTATGTCTATCATATCTGCGAAATGGAGGTATACATGAGAGCGAGTAGAGGAGAAATTAAGATTGAAGAAGTCCTTCAAGAGGCTGGCTTAGTATTTGAAGAAGAGTATTCTTTTCCAGATTTAGTTAGCACAAGCGGACGTCCGTTAAGATTTGATTTTGCGGTATTTGATGATGAACATGAATTAATGTTTTTATTAGAATATCAAGGTATTCAACACTATTCTCCTAAAAGTAAATTTGGTGGCTATACTGGACTCCGTAAACAACAATACAATGATATGAAGAAAAAAGAATATTGTCAAAAACATGGAATTATATTATTAGAAATACCTTATACTGTTGAAGGTAGAATAGATTACGATTATATTATGAATTTATATTATGCAAAAGGTGGATATTAAATTTTTGACAGAGTTTAAAAATTATGATATACTAAAATAGAGATTAAGAAAAGTGAGGTGTCTATCTTGATTAATAGAAAAGAAGAAATAAAAAAGAAAGGCTTTAAAATGTCTTTCGCTGATAGCACCAGTAATTCTGAAACTCAAAATAGTTTTGTTCCTGTTGATTTTTCAAAAATTAAAGTAGGAGCAAAAACATTAGAAGATGCTATTTTAGATCTAGGTAATTATCAGAAAGTTGATAAAAGATTTACTAGAAGAGATTTAATTCTTAAATCTCTATATGATAATGATTATGCGGAAATGCGTGAAATATCAAAATTTTATTTTGAAACAAGTGGTATTTATTCAAGATTATGTAAATACATGGCTTATATGTATAGATATGATTGGATGGTTACTCCTTATATTAATGATGAAGTAGCTAGTGAAAAAGATAAAGATACTGCTTTAGCGGATTTCTATAAAATCTTATTATATTTAGATAATTCTGAACTTAAAAAACTTTTTGGAGAAATAGCATTAAAAGTTATAAAGAATGGATGCTATTATGGGTATTTAGTGCCTACTGCAAAAAGAATTACTGTTCAAGAATTACCTGTAAATTATTGCCGTTCAAGATTTACAGTAAATGGACGTCCAGCAATAGAATTTAATATGAGATATTTTGACTTAGCGTTTAAAGACACAACTCAAAGGGTTAAAATGTTAAACTTGTTCCCTCCTGAATTTAAGAGAGGATACATCTTATATAAAGAGGGAAAATTACCGCCTCAATTTGCGGGAGATACTGAAGGTTGGTATTTATTAGACGTAAATGCCACAATTAAATTTAATATAAATGGTGATGATGCACCAATGTTTATGTCTGTTATTCCTGCATTAATTGATTTAGATGAAGCAAAAGATTTAGATAAAAAGAAAATGGCTCAAGAATTACTTAAAATTATTATTCAAAAGATGCCTGTTGATAAAAATGGAGATTTAGTATTCGATGTAGATGAAGCACAACAATTACATAATAATGCGGTTGCTATGCTTAAAAAAGCTATAGGGATAGATGTATTAACAACGTTTGCAGAGGTTCAAGTTGCGGATATGAGCGATAATCGTAGTACTGCAACTACTGATGATTTGGAGAGAGTGGAACGTGGAGTTTATAATGAAGCTGGTATTTCTCAAATGCAATTCAATACAGATGGTAATATAGCTCTTGAAAAATCAATACGAAATGATGAAGCATCATTGTATAATTTAATTTTACAATTTGAAGGTTTTATAAATGATGTTATTGAAAAATATAACAAAAAACCTAAAAAATATTATTATAGAGCGCAAATTCTTACTACAACAATTTATAATTATCAAGATATGGCAAAAATATATAAAGAACAAATGCAAGTTGGTTTCAGTAAAATGTTACCACAAATTGCAATGGGTCAAGCTCAAAGTACAATACTTGCAAATGCATATTTTGAAAATGATATATTAGATTTAGTTAATGTATTTATACCTCCTATGATGTCTAGTACAATGAATAGTGATGTATTAAATAGAGTAAATCAACAAAATAAAGAAAATAAAACTAATGGCGGAAATAGCTCTGATAGTCAAGGTGGAAGACCTGAAAAATCTGATGATGAAAAATCTGAAAAGACTATTCAAAATGAAGAAAGTCAATCTTAATAAAAATCAGGGCAAAAAAAGAAAAATTGTTTCCCACTTTATTTATATATAAATAAGTGGAGATAAGAAGAAAGGAATAGATAGTTATGATGCACCAATCAATAGCAACTATAGACTCTCCAGAGTTTATTAATCTACAACCTTTAGAGATTAACCCACTAATGAGCAGCTGTGAAATAAAAGTTTTATATCTAGGTGAAAATAGAAACCACAGTTATATTACTAAAGAGGTTGCGACAGAAATGGCAAAAACTCTACGTGGAGCGCCTATTGTTGGATATTATAAAGATGAAAAAGAAGATTTTAGAGACCACGGTGAAAAGATTATCTTTGATGATGAAGGCGTTAAGTTTGAGTGTTTAACTAAACCTTATGGTTTCGTTGCACCTGATGCCAAAGTATGGTTTCAAAAATTTGAAGATACTGATGATTTTGGAAATAAAGTTACTAGAGAGTATCTTATGACCACTGGGTATCTTTGGACAGGTCAATATGAAGAGGCTAAGCTAGCTATAGAAGAGGGAAGACCTCAATCTATGGAACTAGATGAAGAAACTTTAGATGGACGCTGGTCAACAAACAATAATACAGGTATGGATTTTTTCATAATAAATGATGCAATTTTTTCAAAGCTTTGCATTTTAGGTGAAGATGTTGAACCTTGCTTCGAAGGCTCAAGCATTACCGCACCAGAAGTAAGCAAACAATTCACTAAAATGGATGATGACTTTAAAAAGACATTATTTACTATGATGCAAGATCTAAAACATGCGTTAAAAGGAGGATACAAAATGGAACTAGAAGATAAAAATGTTGAAACTGAAGTTACTACTGCTATTGAAGAAGAAGTAACTACTGTAGAAGCTCCTGAAACTGAAACTGTTGAAGAAACAGTAGAAGAAGTAGCTGCTGTAGAAGAAGAAACTATTTCAACAGAAGATACTGATGATTCCATTGATGCTACTCAACCTAGTCAAGAAGAAGAATATACTGCTGCTAAAGATGATAAAGAAGAATCCGAAGAAGATAAAGATGAAGATGAAAGCGCTGAAGACACAGATAAGAAAGACGATAGCGAAGAAGATGAAGATAAAAAAGAAAAAGATTATTCTTTATTAGAACAAGAGCTAGAAACTTTAAAAACTAGTTATGCGGAAATGGAAGCAAAATATCAAGAATTGGTAACATTTAAAGAAGCTGTAGATAACGAAAAGAAAGACGCTTTAATCAATAGTTTCTATATGTTATCTGATGAAGATAAAAAGGACGTTATTGAAAATAAATCAAAATATTCTCTAGATGAAATAGAAGCAAAATTATCTGTAATTTGTGTTAGAAAAAAGGTTAATTTTGATTCAGAGGATACAGATAAAAATGAAAATACAGTAGAAGATGAAGTTATGACTTACAATTTAAATAACGAAGGATCTGCTATTATGCCTGAATGGTTAAAGGCATTAAAAAATACTAGAGATAGTAAGGAATAATTTTAATAAGGAGGATATAGAATATGGCTACAACTATTAAAAGAATTGGTTTTGGACAAGTTGAACCTAATCATTTATCTGCTCAAGGTAATAGACAAATCTATGCTCAATTACCATTAAAAAGCGACATAAATATCCTTGAAAATGGACAATTTATGAAATATGATTATGAACACAACGAAGTTAATCTAACTGGTGATGGTGAATATATGTTAGTTTTCAACGAAGTTAAAATTTATGATGAAAGAGAAACATATAAAGACTTTGCTATGATTAAGAAAAACTACGTTGGTGGAGAAATTTATCCAAGATTATTTAAAACAAATGTTGGAGATATTTATACAACAAACTGCGTAGGAGCAGCTAATACATCTAAAGATGCTGAATATGCAGGAATTGAATTAAAAGTAGGAGACAAATTAAAAGTTGATACTGCTACTGGATACTTAGTAAAGGATGACGCGGTTAGCACAGGTATGATTTGGAAAGTAGTTAAAGAATATACTATGCCAGATGGACAACCAGGTGTTAAACTTCAAAGAATAAATTAATTTAAGGAGGAAAAGAACTATGGAATTAAAAGATTTAACAAAATTAGCTAAGATTGCTAGTACTGCAAAACCTTCTACTACTTATTCTTTTGAAGGAGAAAATTTCACTGCTTCAGAAATTAATGAAACTTTAAGAAGTGAGTTAAAAGCAATCGCAGGTAATTATCATTTATATGAACAAAATAAACATACAATCTTTGCTTTAGTTGAAAATGTTATTGATGACATTTTACCAACAAGAGTATTAGAAGAATATGGAATGTTTGCTGAAATAACTACTGTTGCTCAAGGTGACAAAGCTATCTTCAGACAAAAAGTAAGCGCAGCTTCAAGAAGAAGAGCTAAACAATTCATCACTAAAGTTGGTTTAGCTGGTGTTTACGAAGTATTTAAATTAGATGGAAAAGCTTATGAAGTTCCAACAACTGCTTTTGGTGGAGCTGCTCAAATCTCTATCGAAGAATTCTTAGATGGAAGAGTAGATTTCAACACATTAGTAGAAATCGTTATGGAAGGATTAGATGAAGCTATCTATC